CCAGTTCTCTCGCTTGTGCAGCTTCGACATCCTGCTCCATGCGCCACAGCGCATAGAGCTTCAGGGCTTCGTCCAGTGTGTAGACATTCTTCAGCTCGTACATCGTGCAGAGCCGAGCCTTGATGAGCATATACATCCGGGCTTCCAGCTCGCTGAAGTCGGACAGGTCCAACTTCCCGTACTTGCTTACATCGCCGCCGCTGTCTGCGTCAGACCCTGAATAGCAGGTCCAAATCGGTCGGCGAGTTTCTTGAAAAAACCGTTGTAGTTGGTGCGGATGACCTCGAAGGCCAGCAGGAACATATCCTGCACTTCCTCGCAGAAAATCTCGTTGGCGAGGTCTTCCGTCAGGAGCTGTGCCTTCTCGCTGTCGGGCGTCTCCACGGAGATGTTCTTCCCGGTCAGCAGCAGGTGCTTCAGCAAGGTCTCCAGTTTGTCGCCGGAGATGCCGGAGAAGGCGTTCTGCACCGAAGGGGCGGCTTCTGCGAGGTCGATGTCCATGAGACCCTTGTCGCTATTCTCGCCGCCCAGCAGAGGGGTCAGGCCAGTCAGAATGGGGAGAGCCAGCGATGCCAGCTCTCCGCTCATGTTCGCCGCCTTGAACGCAGGAAGGGGGCGGATATAGTAGGTGTTGTCACTGATGGTGACGGTACGGGGTTCCATCTGTTTCATGGTCGTCCTCCTTACTCAGACAGCGTGGCGCTGCCCGTGTCGATTTCCCACTCACGGTTGTTGGTGTCCTTGCCACGGGTGACGGATGCCTTCTTGGTACACCATGCGCTGTCGGCGCTGAACACCAGACCGCCCTTCAGGTCTTTGATGAGGATGGGGAACATACCCTCTCCCGTCTCGGTGTCCAAATCGACCATCGAGGAGAAATAGGAGTTGCTGTCACTCGCTTGCAGCAGGGTGATTTTCACCTTGAAGGTGTCATCGGGAGATACCGCACGAGCGATTTCTCCGTCGCAGCCAACCTTCTTGGTGATGCCGTCGCCGTTCGGCTCGATACTCACGAAGCTGTCGTCAGCGAAGCCCGTGACGATGTGAGAGCCACAGGCGATGGTGACTTCCTTGGGGTTGTAGGTTTTTACCTTCTTGTTGCTCGCCATGTCGTTCTACCTCCTTTACAGGTTCTCGTAGGTCAAGCTACCAGAGATGTTGACCAGATGGATGGCACCAGCGAGGCGAGCGGAGAACTTGCAGTCCTCCAGGACTCTGGAAGCCTTCTGGGTGCTGGTCAGGGACGATGCCAGCGGTACGGAGGTGACATAGCCCTCGATGGCGTTGCCGTCCTCGTCGTACTCGGTGGGGGCGATGCCCTGATACTTCTGACCGTCCTTCAGAGAGGCAATCATCTGGTTCTCCACCAGACCGATGCCGTTGTCGGTGTACGGGATTTTCGGGTTCACGACCAGCAGGTTGACCACACGGACCTGCATATCGTTCTGGAGCCAGTCACGGAAGCGGATAATATCAATCCACTCGCCAGCGTTGGTCTTGCCGCCCATCGTGATGTTCTTGGAAGCCACGGTCAGCACATAGCTGATGTTCGCCTCGGACAGAGCAGAGATGAAGGTGGAAGACAGCTTGGACGGGGTGATGGTCGCCAGAGACTTCAGCGCCCAAGTCTCCTCGCCAGCGTGGTAGTGCATGGCCTTCACAGCGATTGCCGCAGCGATGCCGTACTTGTTCTCGGCGGGGACATCGTTGTCGAGCTGGTCCTGCGTGACCTTCGGGTAGAAGGCGAAGCTGCGGTAGTACAGGCCAGTGGTCACGATGGGGTTCGTGGGGTCGTCATCGACATAGCCGCAGATTTTATTCTGCGTCTCAGTCCACTGGATGACCTCGGCGACCTCCTTCTTATCCAGACCGACCGGGCAGATGCAATACCAGCCGCTGGTGTTGACGGCGACATCCAGAACGGAGACCGCCGTGTTGGGGCCAGCGTCCTCGGTCTCCTCGTCCACGGACTCACCGATGACCGCAACATACACCTGCTTGGGTCGGGGCGTCTGGGAGAAGGCAACACGAGCCGCCACGCCGATGGGGTCAGCGCCGTCGCCGATGGCAACGAAGCCCAGCTCCGTGATTTCAGCGAGGCTGTTGTAGACCCCGATGACGGGGATGTCTTTGTCGGTCCCATTCATAGGAGCAGGACCGAGGATGAGGATGTTATCGAAGTTGGCGTCGTTGGAGATGGGAGTGTCCAGCGAAATGTCAACCGTAGCAATCCTGTCGAGATTAGAACTCATTGTTCATCGTCCTCCTTTATGAGTTTGTTGTTGATAGATACATTGCTGAAGAAACCGCTGTCCTCGGTCTCCATATCCAGAGCGCCACCGCCGCTGGAATTGCCCTCGTAGGTAGCCTCGATGGTCGTGCTGTCGTCGAACTCGTCGCTGTTCCAGTCGAAGTCCTTCGACCCGCTGACATCGACGCCAGAACTGCCGGAGGTTCCTTCTCCCCCGGCGCTCCCGGAACCAGCAGAACCATCCGTACTGCCGGAGCCTCCCTCGATGCCGCCTCCAGTGGAGCCGCTTCCCTCTGCGGAGCCGGAGCCGTTCTTCTTGACCCCGGTGGGCGAGATGGAGCCAGTGTAGCCGATGGCGATGGTGGTGAAATTGAGCTGGACCTCAACCATCGCACGATACTCGTAGTTCGTGTCGTTGATGAGGTCCGTCAGGTCCATCACGGTGTTCGGCACCAGAATGGCAATATCATTGTTGTGGCAGTAGTTTACGGCGTATGGGGAATTGAGGAAGTTCACGAACGAGAGCAGGTCCTCCTCGGCGGTGTTCTCCATCGCCGAGGTGATGCCCTTCGCTATGCTGCGAACTCGCCCTTTGGTGAACAGGTCCACCTGAACCGTCATTGTGGTGGGGTAGAAACTGACTGGACGACCGTCCACGATGGTGGTGGGTGGATTTAACGGCCTCTCGATTGAGCCGAATGTGAGCAGCACAAGCGGCTTCTCCTTCTTCACAGCGAAGCTCTGCTTGGCGAACTCCACCGTTGCCTGAGTGAAGTATTGCTCCGTCAGCTTGCGGAACAGGTTCCTTGCCTCGCTTACTTCCATTGGCAATCACACTCCTTCAGGTCTTCGTCGTCTGCCTCGGCTACCTCCACGAACTCGCTCTTGCAATGAGAGAGCATCGTATGGTCCCAATTCAGAGAACTCACGCACTCGTACCACCTGCCGTCGTACAGCAGCCAGTCCCCACGCTTTCCAGTGGAGACATCCGCCGTAGTGAAGGTCAGGTCGCCGTATGCTTTCAGCCGCTTGGTGCGGCGTTCCCCTTCGGGCAGGGCCAGCAGCTCGTCGGCGGATAAGGGCTGGACATTCAGCCTCGTCATGGTGTCGGTGTAGGTCGTGTGGGAATATCCCTCGATGACCTCATCTTCGCCGAACCGACGAATTTTGAACATTCGACGGAAGATGCCAAATGACATCGTTACCCTCCTCCTTTGCCTTTGATTACATAGTGAACGGATTGGCGCATCTCGCCCGTATCAATCAGCGGC